CAGGACATCACCTCAAGTCCCCGGTTGATCACCACCGGCAGCATAGCCTCGGCGAAGTCCAGGTTATCCAGCCTGTTGAATTTATCGCTGAGGAACGCCCGGTTGCGGCCGTCGAGAGTGCGCACCATGCGGGTCGCCGGATACTTCTTGAACCATGCGTCGATATTGGTGGCGAGCAGCGTCGGGTTCTCGGTCCGCATGCGGTCGTAATAGCGCCGGGGAATGTCCGTGTGCTGGGCGATCTGGTTATGGGAAATGTCCCCAATCTGGAACAAGCCTTTGCCCGAAAGATCGAGCTTCACCTCGTCCTTGTCCACCACCGGCTGCATTACCACGGTGCTGGCGATGTAGTCTTTCTTCGTCTCGGCCTGCCGTTGAATTTCCGTCGCAAGCTCAAGCAGCGTCTTTCCGGTTTTCATGTGGTAGTCCTCCTAGTGCGTAAAATCACGCAACGTCATGTTTACACTATCCACACAAAGAAGGGAACGGGGAAAACGCCATGGACAGGCTTGTGCCTTTTTGGCAACAGGCTAGAATTGCTTTGTCCTGTCTTCCCTAAGTAACTTGCCGCTGGCCTCAAAACCGGCGGCTTTCCTTTGCCACCTCACCGATTAGCCACTATTGTCCAAAAGCATGGCAGGAGGCGGTTCCAAAAAGGGTGAGCGCAGAGGCGGCCGAAAAGCAGGCACGCCCGACTTGCGCACGACCGAGCGCATGCTCCTCGCCCGCAAAGACCTCGACGAAGCCAAAGGGGGGCAGTTTCGCCTCGCCAAGGAATACTTGCGCGAGATTATGGTCATGGCCCACGGGCTCACCGGCTACTATGTGCCGATCCGGCCGGGTGGACTCGCCAATCCAAATGCCAATCGCGACGATTTCCAATTCTGCGCCAAACTGTGCGTTGATGCCGCAAAGTCGCTCGCCAGTTATGAGAGCCCAAAGCTTGCTGCCATGATGATCCAACCGCCCCCTCCCACAGAGGATGACAAGGCCAAGGAACGCGTCATTGAACTCACGATCTTCGATAACGCTGGAGCCCAAGTACGGCAGGCGCAACTGATCATGCCGTCAGAACAACCGAAGGGAAAGAGCAATGGCCATAGATAAGCCGCAGAAACCCACTGGTCCATCGAAGCTCGAACAGATCCGGGCCCTTAGCGGAGGTATGCCCGGCATCGCTCGCCAGTTTGTACGGGACTTAAAGTCGCCGCGTCCCATTAAAGCTGCTCCCGGCAAAATTATCCGCAAGACCGGCCGGGGCCGATGACCGAGCGCATCACATTCACGCGCCCCCTGCTCTATCCAAAGCAGTTGGAAGCTATCTACGACCCCAAACGGTACTCGCTCATCGAGGCATCTACGAAGGCCGGTAAGACGTCCGGCTGCATCTGTTGGCTTATCGAGCAGGCTCTATTGGGCAAGGATGGGCAAAACTATTGGTGGGTGGCTCCCGTGAGCGATCAGGCCAATATCGCCTTTGATCGCATGATGCGCGCGCTGCCCCGCGGCGAGTTCCTGGCCAATCTTTCCAGTCGCGTCATTCGCCTGCGTACGGGCCCATCGATTTGGTTCAAATCGGGCGACAAACCGGACAGCCTCTTCGGCGAGGACGTGTACGCGGCCGTTGTCGACGAGGCGAGCCGGGTTAAAGAGGAGAGCTGGTACGCGATTCGCTCGACGCTCACCTTTACTCGGGGGCCAGTCCGCATCATCGGAAACGTGAAGGGAAAAAAGAACTGGTTCTTCCGCATGGCACGCCGCGCCCAAGAGGGCGACCCCGATATGGGCTTCCATCGCCTGATCGCCTACGACGCCATTGAGGCCGGGGTGCTCGACAGCTCAGAGGTCGAGGACGCACGCCGCACAGTGCCCGAGCATGTGTTCCGCGAGCTGTACCTCGCCCAGCCCGGGGATGACGAGGGCAACCCGTTCGGTGGCACCCAGGCAATCGCGCAGTGCATCCGGCCGCTATCAGACGATCAGCCGTTCTGGTGGGGTTGGGACCTAGCAAAATATGTGGACTGGACCGTGGGAATAGGTTTGAACCAGAAGGGAGAGGTCTGCCGCCTTGTGCGCTTCCAGGCGCCTTGGGGCGAGACCCTCGCGCGCATCAAGCGTGAGACCAAGTATGCCTCAGCGCTCATTGACTCGACGGGAGTTGGCGACCCCATAGTAGAGGAACTGGCCCGCTACAATCCCAAATATGAGGGTTATCTATTCACCGGACCTAGCAAGCAAAAGCTCATGGAGGGGCTCGCCGCCGCTATCCAGAGCCACACCGTTTATTACCCGGACGGCCCCATCGTCATCGAGCTCAATTCGTTCGAGTATACGACAGTGGGGGCGTCCGTGCGCTATAGTGCCCCCGAGGGTATGCACGACGACTGCGTAATGGCGTTGGCGCTGGCGGTGATGAACAAGGCGCGCTGTCCTCCGTTGGTGGACTTCAACGGGGATGCACTGGCCAGAGTGCGGCGCGCGCCAGATATTCGGAGGCGATATGCCTGACGAGCCAGACCACTACGCGCTCATCATGTCCAAGCCCACGTTCCAGGGCACGCTGCAAATGAGCACGCTCATGCAGGGCCCGCGCGCCATGTGCGAGGAGTGGATGGGCAGAGCCAAGCATCCAGTCCCCAACGGGCCTGAGGTCAACGTGGGCAAGATCGAGATCATCCCGATTGCGCGCTGGCGGGAGCTTCGGGACGGAGGCTTCATCCGATGAAGAAACCGGCCCCCAAGCCGCGCGCATGGGACTGGCACTCGGTCACCGCGCTTGTACGCGCGCGCTTCCAGCGCAAGCAGGTCACGCCCGAGTTCGCCAACCCATATGTCGTGGCCGAGGTGCCGCCGAGCGTGTTCCCGCTCGGCAAGGCGCAGAGGACCGGCAAGCTGGCCATGGACAGTTTCCCCGGCTTCTCGTGGGGCGCCGCCGCCATCGAGCAGCAGACGGCGCTGTTCAGCGTCTACGACCAGCAGGTAAATTTCATCGGCTACCCGACGCTGGCCGTCCTGGCGCAGATCCCCGAATACCGAAACATCTCCGAGACGATCGCTACGGAGATGACCCGCAAGTGGATCAGGTTCCACAGCCGGGGCGACGCACAGGCCGAGAAAGAGAAGCTCGACGAGGTCAAGGGCGCGGTCGAGAAGGCCGATCGAGAGAACGAAGGCAAGCCCGTAGGCGACCGCAGGCCGGTTAGTGAGAACGATGGCGTGCTCAAAGCTCTCACGGCCTATGGCGAGCAGCGCGACAAAACCGACGCTGGATTGCCAGACGAGGAGCAGGAGGAGGTCGCCGAGAAGACCAACGACCTGGGCGTCACCGAGGACCCGGACGAGGAAATCACCGAGGAGCTGTCCGACGACCTCCCAGGCCAAGAAGGGCCGCGGCTGGATGACGATGGTGAGCCCGGCGGAGAAGGCGGCGATTTAGAAGGCGAGGAAAAAGGCGGCGACAAGTCCGACAAGATCAGGGAGCTTGAGGAAGCGTTCGACAAGCTGGGCACGCGAGACATCTTTACCCAGACCGCGCTCAACGACGGGTTCTTCGGTCGCGCGCATATCTTCTTGGACTTCGGCCTCCCAGACAGGCCGGGGCCGACCAACTTCGGCGACCTCGACGTCAAGGAAGAACTGGCGATGCCCGTGGGCAACGGCCGCGACACGCTCTCGCAAGCCAAGTGCTCCCCCGAACTGCCGTTGAAGCGCATCATAGCCGTCGAACCCACATGGGCCTATCCAGCAAACTACGACGCATCCAACCCGCTCTCAGAGGATTGGTATTATCCCGTCACTTGGTACGTGCAGCAGAACGAGGTTCACCGCGAGCGCTTCTTAACCTTCGTGGCGCGTCCCGTGCCAGACATGCTCAAGCCAGCCTACGCCTTCGGCGGGCTCTCGCTCACGCAGATGGCACGGCCAGTCGTGGACAACTGGCTGCGCACCCGGCGCTCGGTCGGCGACATCATTTCCAGCTTTTCGGTCTACGTCCTGCTCACGAACATGAACCAGCAGCTATCGGCCAAGGGCGAGGAGTGGCTGGCCGACCGCGCTATGGGGTTCAACTCGACCCGCGACAACGCGGGCTTGCTCATCATCGACAAAGAGCAGGAGGACTTTAAGAACATCTCGGCGCCCCTGAGCACCCTCGACGTGCTGCAAGCGCAGAGCCAGGAGCACATGTGCTCGCTCTCGCGCATTCCAATCGTCAAGCTCTTGGGCGTGCAACCCGCTGGCCTCAATGCGGATAGCGAGGGCGTGATCCGCGTCTTCTACGACACTATCTCCGCCCTGCAGGAGCGGTTCTTCCGCCCGAACCTCAAGACAATCTTCTGGTTCGTGCAATTGAGCTTGTGGGGCGAGGTTGACGACGACATCGTGTTCTCGTTCGAGCCTCTGTGGGAATTGGACGAGCTGCAGAAGGCCACCAAGCGCAAGACCGACGCCGACACGGACAACATCCTTATCACCGCAGGAGTGATAGACCCTCAAGAGGCGCGTCAGCGCATCGCGGACGACCCCGACCAGCCGTACCAGAACCTCGACCCCGAGGAATTGCCAGAGCTTCCCGAGCCTGACCCCATGGCGATGGGGGGCGGGTTCGGTGCGCCGGGTGGGGGACCTCCTAGCCCGCCCGGCGCTGCCCCCAAGCCCGGCGCGCCATCTGGCGGGCCTCCTAAGCCGCCACAAAAGCCGCCACCGGCCAAGGGCGAATGAAACGCGACAAACGGAGCGTCGAGTATGTCGACCGGGCCTCAATGCCGTCCGAGCAATGCCGCTATTGCAGACACTTCCGTGCGCCTAACCGATGTACCCGCGTCAAAGGTGAGATCGCCCGTCTTGGATGGTGCGAACTATTCCTTCGTCGCACAGACCGGGTCCTGCCTGCTGTCCGGCCTAACGTGGGACTTGAGGCAATCTACCGCCGACGCATCATTAACCTTGTTGAGGACATGGGATCGTCCATCCGGCGTTTCGTGGTTGCTTGTTATCGGGCCAACGAGCCCCGTGTAGCGCTTTTGGCTCAAGACGCGCCTACACCCTCGGTGCAGCTCCGCAGGACCATCCGCGAGCTTTCTAGGCGCTGGCAAAGCCGGTTCGACGACATGGCCCCAAGGCTGGCCGAGTGGTTTTCCACAAGTATTGAGCTACGGTCCAGGCGCCAGCTCATGAGCATCCTCAAGGACGGCGGCATCACCGTTCGCCTGCAGATGACCACCACGCAGCGCGACGTGCTCCAGGCCGCCATCGCGGACAACGTCTCGCTCATCCGCTCTATCCCGCAGCGGCACTTTACCCAAATTGAAGGCTTGGTCATGCGCTCGGTCCAGAGCGGTCGCGACTTGCAGCAGTTAGCACGTGACCTACAGCGCGAGTTCGGGGTCACCAAGCGCCGGGCCGCGCTCATCGCCAGGGACCAG